CGTTTACCTTTTCAACTGCGGTGATAGGAGCATATGCTTTCGTAAATAGATCCTTATAGGCATCTTGTCTCAAGACAGCTTCTTGAAGATTGGCAGGATCTCCCTCTACAGGTTCAACAACGATATCATTAACGATTCTGTAATCGGCATTAGATGGTGTAAGAAGAAAATCTCTTGGTCTTACTATCCTTACGTCTTCATCGTAAAGTGCTTTGAATAAAATCTCAAAAGATCTATCTGTTCCTTTGCTAAGATAAAAATCTTTTGACTGCTTAATAAAAACGTTTTGATTAAGATTTTCAGTAAAAGTTCTGTTATTAAATCCAGGGGTTAATTGATATTTTGTTTTTGTAAGGAATTCTTTCAAAAACAAAACACTTAAGTTTGTTATAGTTGCACCATCAGTATGAGTATCTGCTTCGGATTCTTCAAATACAAGTTGTTCTGGTTTTGTCTTATCCTTATAAGAGGAAACTCCAACAAATCCTCTTACACATCCAGTAAACGATGATGAGGTTTTACCTGTATATGTAATAATTTCATCATCAATTTTAATCAATCCATAAGAATCTGGAAATCCAGTTGTCCCTGTTGGAGATTTTGTAAGGTCAACAGAAATTGTAGAATCAGAGATTTCAATGTCAGATCCTAGAATAACAGATTCTGTTAAATTCGTAGATTCATTTAATTTTAAATATTGATCAATATTTTGAATTAAATCAACAGGACCACCTTTATACTCTTGAGCAATATAGTATTGCTTTAAAAACTCTACAACACGAGGAAACTCTTCCCTTACATACGCAGGAACTTGGTTCTGAACTACGTTGTTAAACTGAATTCTCTTTTCTGCCATTTTATGATTTTACGTTCTTAGTAAGAGTAAGATGATCCGCCGCCGGATGAACCAGATCCGCCGCCTGATCCAGATTGACCTCCACCAGAGGCACTGCCACTGCTTCCAGTAGATCCAGTAGATGAAGGAGTGGTGGTTGTCGTACTGGTTGTTGTTCCGGTAGTGCTGGTGGTGGTTGTCGTGGTGGTTGTTGCTATAGTCCTGTTAGTGACGTTAGTTGATAACCCATCTGTATTTACCGTACCAAGATCACCCGTCTCACGGACAAGTGCTCCATTAGCGTAACTAGAGGATGAAATGTAAGTAGACGCTGATGGGTCAAGACCAGAGGATATACTATCCACTACTGTATCAAATGTACTATTACTAATATCTAGCTGCAAATAAAGATCCTGTAATCCGACAACATCATTTGAGTGTGGTGAGGCAGAAATCTCAATAATTGGTTGACCATCTTTGATTTTTCCTGCCAAGATGTTGACTGGATTAATTGTTATGACACCTTTCTTATAATTAATCGTTCCAACGTTTCTTCTAATGATTGTTGGGCTGTTAGAATTGACTGAAGGAACTGTAAAGAAGAATAATGATCCATCAATTCTATTTGTATTAGGCAAATCGCCCAAATACACACTATTTGGATTTCCAGCAATTCTAAATGCTGTAGATTTAATATTATATCCACTCATTCTCTTAATATGGAATTCATTACCAAAACCGATTTGATATTCGGCAAAAGTATTGGTAACGACTCTTAAATCACGTCTCATTTGAATATTCGTGATATTAGAGGTTACTGACTCATGACTATCATCAATAATTTTCAAAAATTTACTATATTTAAATCTAGCACCATATTTGTTCAGTTCTGATGACTCAGAATACTTATTTGCATTGTCTTGGACTGTGCTGGAGACATATGCCGAACTTGGTGCTAAATTTGAGTTATAATAGATCTTGGAATCAACTTCCAAATACAAATATTTCAAATCTAAGATTTCTGGAACAATTCCGGCAACCGCATATTTCTTAAGACGATTTCTAATGTTCTGTTTTACGAGGTTTGGCAAGAAATCGCCAAATCTTGGTTTGATGCTAATGAAAACTTTTCCATATTGTGGTGGAATCAAATCCTCACCACCAAATACGGAAATTGACTCAGTTTCTGGATAAATCTTCGATGGAATCAGAGTTTCATAGTCATCAGCAGTCAATGCTCTGTTTTGGGATGAGTAAATGCGAGGAGCATATTTTTTTACCGAAGAAATTGTCTCAATACTCTCTCCACCAGATGCATTAAGACCTGTTGTCACAAAAGAGATGCCATCTGTGACCGTATACTCAACAGCGTTTCTTGTATATGTTAATTTGCCAGAGAAAGCAAAATTATTAACTCCGTTTGCACTATCTCCATTACTTACAATATAATTTGCGGTAATAAAGTTACCTTCTTCAAGTGCTTGACCAAAAACATCATCTCCAAAGAAGAGTTCATATCTCTCATCTTCGATTTCTTGAATATAATAAACTTTGGAATCTGATTTTACACTAAACAGACTATCTTGAAGAGAATATTTAACTGATTGTGTTGATTGTTCGTTTGCTTTTACTGTGACTGATAAAAGATCAGTGTCAATACCAATATTATTCAGAATAAATCTCTGATTTGGATTTCTGGCACTATATGTAAATTCTGTGCTTAATAAAGTACCTTCATAAATTGGTAAATCGTCAAATGTTGCTACTCCGTCAAGAACGGGAACTGTAACATCATCTAAAATTGAGAATACAAAGGATGAGTTACCAAAAGCAGCCGCAGATGCCGCTACAGGACCTTTCTTAAGGGTTATAGAGACTGGAGGAGGTGTGATATCGGAAGCATCGACAAAGAACGATATAGTCGCTCTGGCTGCCTTTCTGGAGCGTGGTACATATCCAATATTTCTTGCTAATGCTACGACATTTTCTCTTAAAGTCGCACTATCAATGAATGCCTCATTCGCAACCATGTTTGCGTTGTATGAGGTAATGTAGGTATTGTATGCCAGAACATCTAAAATCGTAGAAAGGTTAGACCCTTCAAAATCATAGTCGGTAAAACTAGAATTTGACTGTAGATAGTCTCTAAGAGTGGTTTTAATCTGGTTAAAGTCCAGATTTGAAAAATTGACTAGTGGCATTGTTACCTAGTTGCTTGCAAAACGAATTCTAATTCTTGTGCCGGAACATCAATTCCAACGATATCATAAATTACGACCGCCTCGTATGCGTTATTATCAAAATCAGGTAATACTTTAACTGTTCTCAGATTAACCCTTGGTTCAAAGCGATTGATTGATTCCTCAATTTGATCTCTCATTGTTTCGGCAGAGAGATCGTCAATATTCTCAAAAAGTGATCTAGAAACATCTGATCCGAAAGTTTCATCAAAAAACTTTTCTCCAGGAAAGGTAAAGACGATATTTCTAATCGAACGAGCAATTGCTTGCTCATTTTTAAGCGCAATTAAGTCGTCATTCAGAGGATTACTCAGAAATGACATGCTAACGTCTTTAAAACCTTGACTTACCCTTTCTAGAGGCACAAAAATACAGCGATTATATCTTATTTATTAAGGTATAAATCAAAATTCATTCAAAGTTTGTGGAGGCAGCACTGTATATTCCTCTTCATTTTCAAAAATCTCAGTTTCTTTCAAAGAATCGCGTTTTTTTGGCGTTTTATCGTCGTTTGAGATCTCACGAAGCATCTTTTGGTGCTGATGATTGCCCAGATTGTCTAAAAAATCGGTCATTTTCTTAAAATTCGGGTAAATTTTCGTTATTTTTGCGTTCTTTTGCTGTTTTCCAGAAATAATTCTCATCATTTCCGAGTCCATCGCGGTCATGACCATTCTCAACCTGGTAATATACGGTCGAAACCTTGAAATCTGGGATTTTTGGCGTTTCTGGAGTCAGTGAGTTGTCAAAAATGCGTGTCCTGTTGTTAGGATAGAGACAGAATTGACCATTATCAAGTTCAATCAGGTTATGTGACTTGTGTTCTGATGGATTTTCACTGGTCGCGTAGTCAACTGCGTCAGGATCTTGGTGATAGTTATCAATCGTACAGATATAAGTTCCGGTTTGTGTTCCAAAATCGCGTGTATACACTTCATAATGCATAGAACCGATAAACTGCTTCTGAACCACAGTTACACCATAGTCCATACAATTCCAAAACTGCAAGTTATGTAACGTTAGATCAGGAGTTGGTTTTACTGGTTCGGATACAAAAGCACTAATTGGCAATTTATCATACATTGCCGCATATTCTGGTAAATACGTCTCAAAATAAAAAGCACGCCCAGGGATCGACTTAACCGATACCCAGACGCCCTTTACGAATTCACCATGTCCACTTTGATGATCCGTAAGATATTCCTTACGGACCCATACTTCCTGAGATGGAAGATTAGCAATCAAACAAGGCATAGAAAAACTTCACAAGTCTTACTATCTATTTACCTTGTCCTCTATACCTTTTCTTTGCTCCATTACGAGAGGTCGCGGACAATTTAGTGTGCTTCCCCTCTCCTTGACGAGTTTTTTTCGGTTTTCCTACGATGTAACCGCCACCTTTCATAGCTGCCATAATTAATCTCCTTGTGATTTGTACCGAGCAACGCGGTCAGATAATACGAGTTTTTTCGTGACCAACACGAATCCGAGGGTCGCACCAGATGTCATAACCCTCTTCCTTAGCATCAAGACAGAATGATACGTCTTCTCCGCACATATCTTGAACAGCACCAGATTCAAAGACTTGCATCTTAGGAGCAAACCAAGGATACTCAAGATTCTCAAAGACGCCCTTCTTGATCAATACCCATCCAAAACCTGTGTAGTCCACGGTGAATGGTTTGCGACGTTTCGAGATTGACTCAACAGTTTCATGATTCATCACTCCACCATTGTTGCGGAAATCATCTTCTTCCAACCAATGTGCTACTGAGGTAGTCGTGCCATCCTCTGTAGCATACCATCCTGCAACGATCTCTTTCTCTTCACCTTCAGCAGGGAATGCAAGATCACAAAGTTGCCAGAACTTATTTGTGTCGAAGACAATATCCGAGTCAATCCAGAGTTGATAGTCGTACTGCAACTTACCATCCCAAGGAATCTGCTTAGGACCACGCAGTACGTTTGCTCCAAGAACCTTACAACGTGCAAAGTTTACCATAGACGAATAGTCTTGACTGATCTGAATACTCAGACCACTCTGTACCATATCAAAACAGAGTTGTACAAAGTTCTTCAGAAAAACATATGAAGTACCTCGACCGGGCAAACAGAAGACAATCGTCTTGCCCTTCATCCTTTCTTTGATTGCTGGAATATCCCACTCTTCTTCTTTCTTCTTCGTGGGCGCTTTTGCTTTAACAGTGAATCCTTTAGCCATAGTTTGAATTAACCTTCAGATCAATTATAACGTGTAGTATGTATAAAGTCAATATGAATCACATCCTTCTGGTTCTCCACACTCTTTCGATTCATATCCTCGATGGCGCGTGACCTTTTCATATGACAAATCCTCAGAGGTATAGTCAGTATGTAATAAACCAACCATCCCTTTGAGGGTGTTCCATGTATTCTTAAATTGTTCTTCGTTTAGATTATTGTATAAACATTCTTCCTTGGCATAGATGTGATAGACCTTTTCCATAAAAATTTTTTGGGGGAAATTTTTTTTCTAATAACGAAATCGAAAGTTGAATTATATATCACTCGCGAATTGTCACCTCTGTAGGTTAGGGTAGTTAAGCGTTTTTATATACGGCATCGCGCCCCGCGCATAATAACAACGAACCGCCATAACTGCTGTTTCGGTGTTATCTCTAATTTTATCAGATTTTGGGCAAAGTGTCAAGAACTCTGCCCCTGCTAAGTATCAAGAATCAAAGATAAGATCTGCAATCTCATGCATAGTTTGCGAGTAATTATTCATAGGGGAAGAATGATGATGTTGTGGAATCTGTCTCGTAAGGAATGTCAAAATCCTCTCCGAACATTTGGTAGTAGAATTCGCTGAAGATTGCAAAATCATCAGGGGTTTCATTGTTCCAAACTCGGAGGATCTCAGCATAGGTGTTGTTCATATAACTAGCACAATTTAGGGGGGACAATTGTTATCACTGTCCCCCTACTATGTGTTACTTAGTGGTGTGCTGCTATGTGTTACTTACTCCACAAATCACCAGCGGACAGGTGTACTCAGGTCCTCTACATAACTGTCAATAACCCTCTCAGATCCTTCCAGTTCAAATAGATCTTCCCATGAAATCTGATGCGGGTCGAAGTCTTCAAGAACTTCAATATCCAGGGTGATTCTATAACGTTGCTTCTGTGCCTGACTGTAAAGAACTGACATGAGACTGACCCCGTTGGTGATACTTGACTAGTATAGAATGTCTGAGAGATATTGTCAATCTTCCATCTGTTATTTATGAGGAAAACTGATATTTTTGTATCGTCAATCCCTGGTAAAACTTATCAGCGGGGTCTTGACTATTCTGCGAGAGTGTGATAGACTGCTCGCTTAGATCA